AAGTAGTACAATTCTCTAGTAAGGACTATACAGATCAGATGGCCGCCCAGTTTAATATTAAGGCTCCCGAGTACATGGGTAATCATGCTCACTATATTGGAGGTTGGTCTAGTGTAATTAATATCAATGAGGTAGTTAATACTAACCTTGATTCTGATTCTTCTCAGGCTTCTATTGCTGGTAAGGGTGTATCTAGTAATTCCGGACATACTATTACTTATGATTGTGGTGCTGAACATCAAGTAATTATGTGTGTTTATCATGCTGTACCTATGTTGGACTGGAATTTGACAGGACAGGCTCCCCAGTTGACGGTTACTGCTGTTTCTGATTTCCCGCAACCTGCATTTGACCAGCTTGGTATGCAGGCTGTTCCTGCTCTTAACCTTCAGAATAATCCAGGTCGAAGCGTTTCCGGTTCTCTCGGTTATAACCTCCGTTATTGGCAGTGGAAATCTAATATTGATACTATCCATGCTGGATTCCGTGCTGGTGCTGCTTATCAGTCTTGGGTTGCTCCTCTTGATGGTTGGCAGGTATTGACTTCTACTGGTGCTTGGTCTTATCAGTCTATGAAGGTTCGTCCTCAACAGCTGAATTCTATTTTTGTGCCTCAGGTTGATGCTACTAATTGTTCTGTTGCATTTGATCAGTTGTTGTGTAATGTTAATTTTCAAGTCTATGCTGTGCAGAACTTGGATCGAAGTGGTTTACCCTATTAATTATGTGTTGTTATGAGAAATTTCGCTTACAAAAATCCCGATTTTATTAAAAACGAGGTTACTCCTGAATTGGTTGAAAATAATCCTTGTTATCAGCAATCTGTATATGACTCTGTTATGTATGATGAATCTCCCGATGGTGATTTGATTCAAGTTGATATGACTCAGATTTTGTTGAATCAAGAAAAATATCGTCGTTTACTTGGTGATATGAATGTTCAGAACATCCTTGCTCAGATGCATCCTACTCAGTCTACTGCTATGGATGGTATGACTGATGAGGAACGTTTTAATTGTGTAATTTCTCGGCACTGTCAGACAATGTCTGAAAGACAGGCCGTTTTACAGCAATTGGCTAATGAGAAGTCAGAATTGACTAAGTACGCTGAATCTATGTTGGCAGAGCAAAAGTCAGAGCCCGATTCTTCGTCCGCCCCTGACGCTTCTGCTCAATGAGATTCTATGATATTGGAGAAAGCCCCTTAATGGGGCTCTCCGAAAAGAACATTGCTCCGCTTGTTCTTGGTGGTATTATTGCCGCTGGTGCTTCTCTTGCTGGCAATGCTATTGGTGCGTCGTCTCAAAATAAGACCAATCAGACCAGTATTGATATCAATCGTGAAAATAATGCATTTAATGCTGCGCAAGCCCAGATTCAACGTGATTGGCAAGAAAAGATGTGGGGAATGAATAATTCCTATAATTCCCCCAATGCTATGATTTCCCGTGGTTTGAATCCATTTGTTCAGGGTTCTGCCGCTATGGCTGGTTCTAAGTCTCCCGCCTCTGGTGGTGCTGCTGCTTCTGCTGCTTCTGTCCCTAGTTTACAGGCTTTCCGTCCTGATTTTTCTGATGTCGGTTCTGCTCTTGCCTCTATGGCTCAAGCTCGTGCTGCTATGCTTAACGCTGAACAGAATGCCGCCCTTACTCCGTATAAGATGCAACAGATTCTTGGTGATACGAATTATCGTAATATTGGTGTTGGTCTGTCTGGTTATTGGAATGCTTCCACTGGTAGACGTTCTGCTTTATTGGATCAGTCTAAGGAATATCAGGAGCTTAAGAATATGGAGTTTGCCGGTCGTCTTACTTCTGCTCAAGAATCTCAGATTTTACTCGATTCTCAAGCTCAGCAGATATTGAATAAGTATCTTGATGAACAACAACAAGCTGATTTGTTTATCAAAGGTCAGACATTGGCTAATTTGTATGCTCAGGGCGCTCTTTCTGAAGCCCAGTATAAAAATCAGATGGCACAGACTGTGAAAACTCTTGCTGAAACTAATGGTATTCGTATCAGCAATAAGATTGCCGAACAGACTGCGGATTCCCTGATTTATGCTAATATTCAAGCTAATCGTGCTCGTGGATTGTCTTCTCTCTGGGATTTTAAGAATACCAATGTTCTTAAGAACATAGAGTATTCTAAAGATAAGGCCTTACGTGACTATTATAATTGGTCTTCTAAGCAGAAACAGAAAGATGTTAACTCTTATGAATTACGTAATGCTCTCGATTATGGTACTCGTATATTCCAAGGAGTTGGCAATTCTGTTGGCCGTAAATAAATATTACTATTTTTTTCTTATATTTTTGTTGTGAATATTTGATTTTGCGAAATATCCTGACTCTCGGTAGTAAAATTATATTACGTATGTATTCTTTAGGACTAGAAGTTCATCGCGGTGTTTGAGCGATATACACCCGCCGCCCGCGTAGGACTTGATTGAAAAATGGAGCGGAGCGTCTTCCTTATAGGAGCGCCCCGCTCTGGTATTTTATCACGGAGTGCGCAAAGGTAGGTTCTATCTGCCCTGCCGTGCCTATACACCCCTGTATACATCCACTTCCATCCCTTCTGCATAGTCGAACCCAAAAAAGGAAGCTGACTCACTTGTTGTCTTCCCCTATTTTTTTAACCTAAACCTTACCGCCTGTAGAATGTTAAACTCCATTCCTAGGAGATGCGTATTGAACGTATGTTGGTGTGTTAATTAAGCGAAGCCCCTAGTTGTGTGCGAAGCAAATTCGAGTTATCCTCTCGAATTCTCTTCTCCTTGTCCATAAACGCACAACTCACACTCCATTAAAAATGGTCTTTCCCCACAATTTCTAAAAAAAAATTGGAAATATAAAAAAAAGCTCATATCTTTGTCCCAGTTAGAAGTTACAACTATTATTAACCTTTTAAAAATGTTATAATTATGCAGAAATTTATTATTTCAGTTAAGGAAAAAAATACTGGTCGTGATGTTATTCCGCCTTATATCGTTAATTCTCTCGATGGTCTTGGAAAATATTCTGAGCGAGTTTCTTCGTTGGGTTTTGTTGTTATTGTGGACTCGATTAAAGAAGTGGACAATTTTGTTGAACTTAAAACTCAAGACAATGAAACGTACTAATATTTGGAAAATTGTGATTGGTGCTGTTTCTGCGGCTCTTGGTTATGTTCTTAATGCTATTGGATTGTGAATACTACTCTTATGCATTTTGTTGGCAGTCTGTTATCTGCTAACTTTCATTTTACAGTAACAAGTGCTAAGCGTACACCCGAGGAAAATAAGGCTGCTGGTGGAGTTCCTAATTCTCAGCATCTTGTTGGCGAAGCTATTGATATTAAGCCTTATGGCTCTACTACTTATAGTCGGTTGCTTGAGCATATCCATAGTTACTCGGATAATATTCATATATTCGATCAGTTGATATTGTATCCTACATTTGTTCATATTTCATTTGGAGACCGTAATCGTCGTCAAGTGATTGATAAACGTAAATAATTATGAAATTTTCTCCCGATTTATTTAAGGCTGTTGATCATTGTCAGCATCGTTCATTTATCACAAATAAGTATAATGGTGCACGTATTGCAGTAGACTGCGGTCAATGTGATTATTGTATTCATAAGAAGGCTCAAAAAGCGTCCATGCGCGTGAAGACCGCTGGAAGTGTTTTTAAGTATTCTTATTTTGTTACACTTACTTATGATAATAAAAACGTTCCTCTTATGGCTTGTAAGGTTTTGCATAGTGATTATGAGGATGTTATAGGTATTTCGGGAGATATTCATTTTGGTCATGAACATCATCAATATATCCCTCTTTCCGAGTATAAATGTGATGATAACTCCGCATTGCGTCATATATTCTTCGAACAGGTTCAAGGCACTGTGCCGTTTGACCGTGAAGTTAAGGAATATGTCCCTATTAAGGATAATTGGTTTCTTAGTATGGATGCTATTCGTAGTTTTATCTATAAATCGCAGTCCGTGGAGAAAGCGGTATATCCCGCTGCTGAACAATACGGTCTTGATAACCTTATTCCCTTTTTAAACTATGTTGACGTCCAAAATTATATTAAACGTTTACGTAAACATTTATTTCAAAAACTAGGAACTTATGAATCGTTACATTTTTACGCTGTGGGTGAGTACGGACCCGTACATTTCCGCCCGCATTATCATCTCCTATTATTCACAAACTCGCAAGAAGTCGCAGAGGTTTTACGATACTGTCACGATAAGAGTTGGAAGCTCGGTCGTTCAGATTTCCAACGTTCCGCTGGTGGAGCTAGCTCATACGTTGCGAGTTACGTTAACAGCCTGTGCTCTGCTCCCTTGTTATATCGCTCATGCCGCGCGTTTAGACCCAGGTCGCGAGCGTCTGTTGGATTTTTTGAAAAAGGCTGTGACTACTTGGAAGGTGAAGACCCTTATGCGCAAATTGAGCAAAAAATCGATTCCGTTGTTAACGGAAGAGTCTATAATTTCAATGGCGTCAGTGTTTGGTCAACTCCACCCATGTCGTATATCCGTTCCTTACTCCCCCGATTCTCATCTGCTCGCAATGATGATGGTACTGCGATTGCTCGAATTCTTCTCGCTGTACACTCAACGCCAAAGAGAATCGCAAAATTCGGATTTATCGATTACAAACAGGATTCGGTCCTGAGTCTTGTTCGTGCTTATTATCAATACCTTAAGGTTCAAAATATTCTTACAGATTGTGATAAAATTATATTACATGCTTCTCGGTGTCTTACTAGGTTTTGCAACAGTTCTAGTGATGTCGATATTGAGTCTTATATTAATAAATTATATAGGTTGTTCTTATATGCCTATAAGTTTTTCCGTAATTGGCATCTGCCTTCCTTCGGCTCTGATATTAGTCTTTTTTCCGGACGTATCATGTTTATCATTAAAACAGGTATAGAATATGAAAAGAAAGCGAATTATGAAAGTTTACGAGATACATATAATCTCCGTTCCCAATATCCTGGAATCTCGGATTGTATGTTTGCGTTGCCTCAGAACGGGCAAGAGATTGATGTCTTGCAGACCGTTTCACATGAAACGGTTCAACTCCTTGAGCAACTTCGGCATCGTAGTTCAACATTCTGTCGTGATATGATTAAGCATAAGAAGCTTAATGATGCTAATAATATATTTAACCGTATGGTTTAACTTAAATATTAATTAATTATGAGTGATTTTAATCCTTTAGACCGAGCGAGAATTTCCGCTCATCGGTCTTCTTTCGATTTGAGTTCGAAAAAATTGTTTACAGCCAAAGTTGGCGAGATTCTTCCTTGCTATTGGCAAATTGCTATTCCCGGTAACAAGTACCGTATTTCTTCGGATTGGTTTACTCGTACTGTTCCGGTCAATACGGCTGCTTATACCCGTATTAAAGAGTATTATGATTTCTATGCTGTGCCGTTGCGTTTGATATCTCGTGCTCTTCCGCAGGCATTTACGCAGATGACGGATTATATGACTAGTGCGGCTAGCACTTCTGAGAATACCCCTGCTCTTACTTCTGTTCCTTACGTTTCCCAGAGTGACCTTAGTTCGTTCCTTCAGCTTACTAATGCTGGAGACCAGCCTAATAGTCGAGACGATGCAGGCCTCCCTATTGTTTATGGTTCTTGTAAGTTGCTTGATATACTTGGTTATGGTTCTATGCTTGCTAGTACTAATTCCGCTAAGGCTGCTATTACTCAGAAGTATCTAGGTGTTGATAATCTTGGTGATTCTGATAACCCCTTGGTTTATTCTTCTTCTCAAGTTGTCAATGCATTGCCTTTTCTTGCATATCAAAAAATCTATTATGATTTTTATAGTAATTCTCAGTGGGAAAAGCATTTAGCTTATGCTTACAATGTTGATTATTGGTCTGGTATTGGCAAAATCCCATTGGCTGTGAATATGCTTAAGCTCCGTTATGCCAATTATCCGAAGGATTATTTCATGGGTATGTTGCCGTCTTCTCAATATGGTTCGGTAGCTTTGCTTCCATCTACTTACCGTGATAGTGTCCCCTCTAATTCATTGCTAAAGACGGGTCAAGGATTAGTAGTTCAGTCTCAGGCTACTGGTAATTCTGTTGTGTTAGGTGGCTCTTCTACTTCTGTTGAATATATTCGTGTTAATTCTGACCTTTCTGCTCTCTCAATTCGTGCAACAGAATATCTCCAGCGTTGGAAAGAAGTAGTACAATTCTCTAGTAAGGACTATACAGATCAGATGGCCGCCCAGTTTAATGTTAAGGCTCCCGAGTACATGGGTAATCATGCTCACTATATTGGAGGTTGGTCTAGTGTAAT